TCCCGTTGAAAGATTCCAGTAAGTGTCGTGGTAGCCGCAGGTGCCGCCGTCCTTGGTGGTAAGGCAGATACAGCTTATCTCTCCGTTTGCCTTGTCCGAAGCGAAATCCCACACATGGCGGTAGCCATTGCCGTTTTCAATGCGGCCGCTTTCATTGGCATTGTAAGTGCCTATGCTTGTGTCCGTGTTCGTGTTGGCGATTCCTGCGTGACCTATCTCCTCATTCGTCCACGGGAGCATCATATTGTTGCCGTCCTCGGGGATTTTGTCGCGGCAGACTATAACTCCACGAAATGCAGTATCGGCAATGTTACCCGCAAAATCACGCAGCATATTAAAGCTGCGGTCGTTGTCGGAATCCATGCCGATTTCGATGTAATCGGGCGGGTTGAGAATCGTATCAACAGCATTGGTTATCATGTTTTCCTCATGAAGTTCACGAACTACCTCGCCCGTCTTTTCATCAAAAATCTGAATGGTGGCTTTACCTTTAATCATTACTGTTCCTCCTCATACGGTGTGTAAATAAACGATGTCTGGAAACTGTTACACGGCGCATTGTTCAGAACATCGGTCAGATTTCCGACATCTCCGTCATACAGCAGCGTAATGCTCTGAACGCTGTCTTTCATCACGGAACTGCCGAACGCAAGCCAAATCGTACTGCCGAAATCGCCGACACCGAAATCTGCGGAAATCGGCTGCAAGCGTACAGTTTCTTTTTCGGTGGTGACTATCATTGTGAAAGCCGCAGTTTCAATGCGCTCTGCCTTGACGGGATTTCGCAGTTCAAGATACAGCTTTCTGTTAGATATGTTCACCACAGTGATTGGCGGCGGGGTGATTATCTTTGGACTCCATGCGTCCGGGAATACCGTGCGGACAGTGGGTTCAAGCATCTTTCTCTCATGCGTTCTCTTGGTGAAAAACAGCGGCGTTTCGGTAAACACGAACTTGTGGGATTTGAGTATTTCGCACAGCATTGTATCCGTAGTAACAGCGAGTGTTTTGCGCTCACTGCGCCGCATTGTAAAGCGAATTTCGCTCTCACGAAGCTCAATATAACCGTCCCAGGGAGTATCTCCTGCAAGGTAAGCGCCCATCACATAGCCCCATGTCTGCATTTTCGGGAATTTGCCCTCTGCACCGTCAGCCGAAACCACGCTGAGCGACATGGTATTTTGACCGACTTCCGATGTAAACGGATATGTATAAGTTTTCGTGTGCGGTCCCTCGCTGAAATACTCCTCATACCGCATGACCTCGTTTTCGTTCTTTTTCAGAATGAACGCAAGAGTTCCTGCGGCTGAAATCACGAATTTCACAGTCGAGCAGAACGCCGCATATGTCGCTTGAATCGCATTGTAAGTAATGCGGAACAGCCTTTGCGACTTGTCTGTAACCGAAATATCTGCGCTGTTTGTCGCGGTTTTCAGTTCCGCAGTGGATTCGCCCACATTCTTACGTATCTCGTTCGTTTTCTGCTCCATCTGATAGAGATTGTCCGAAATGCTCGGACGATAATCTCCGACCTCGATTGAGATTTCACGGCGGTTGTACGGGTTGAAACTCATGGCGATTATGCGGGTGTTTACGTTGAGATTGAATGGGTGGAACACTATCTGCACGTTGTCGCCGACCGAGAAATTGATATTTTTGTACAGCGTTAGTCCGTAATTTGTAGTTCCCGAACGGCTGTCGGTTTCCATGGTCAAATCCGAAACGTTGCGCCCGTCCATAATGCCGATATAGTCCTGCGAACCTCTGTGGGAACGGATATTTATTTCCGTCCCATTGTACTCGATTTCTCCTCCGCAGAGCGCAACTAGCTGCATTAAGGCGGCTCGACGGGTACATTCTCGATTGATTTTCAGCTTTATAGGGACGGTCGTGTCGCAAATTCCTGCGGTCAGCGAAGTGCCTTGCAGCAAAGAAATAAGGCACTCGCCGGGAGTGCCCTCAAAGTCAAATTCAGTCAGCTTGTATTCGTCATTGTTAAGTTCGTAGGACTTGTGCTCGCACTCCACGGTGCAAATCGCAATGCCGTTTGACAGGGATTTCGACACTTTCACAACATTGAAAAGGTAGTTCAGAGTGTCGCTTTTCAGCCGTACCTCCAGTCCCGTGAATATCTCCGAAGCCATCGATGAAATCACGGAAAACTGAAAGGTGCATTCTCCGTTCAGACTGTCGGTAAGCGATGCAGAAATCACTCTTGCGAACACACCTCGCACATTGCCGTTTTCGGTCACGATTATCTCAACCATCACACCGCCCCCGCATTTCTCACCGTAACCTTGTTCTGATTCCACTGTATTCTTGAAATTACCTTAGTCAGCGGAACTCCGTCAATGCTTAGCGGAATTGTCAAGTCAAAAGCTTGTGTCTGTCCCAAACCGTTAAATCCCGAAACAGTGCCGTTCATATCCAAATTGAAATCCGACGGGATAGCGTTCTGCATACTCTTTGAAACGTCCTTCATCTCATCGCCGAAGCCCTCGCCAAGGCCCTCAGCCATAAAGCCGCCGAGATTGGCGAATAGCTTTGACGGCGAGTGAATTCCGAAGAAGTCCTTGATTCCGTCCACGATGCCGCCGAAAAATCCGCTAATCTGATTCCAGAGCCACGCGCCCGCGTCAGAAATGCCCTGCCACAGACCTTTCAGAAGATTACCGCCGACCTCCGCCATCTTGCCGAAGTAGCCGCTGAATGCGTCCACTATTCCGGTTATGATTTGCGGAATCGCCTTGACTATCTCCACAATTATGGTCGGAAGATTTTCAATCAGGGCAATAAACAGCTGAACTCCTGCCGCAACAAGCTGCGGAATCGCTCCGATAACAGCGTCTATAACGCTTGAAATAATCTGCGGAATAGCTGCAACAATGGTCGTGATGATTGTCGGCAGGTTCTGCACAAGCGCAACGAGCAGCTTTATTCCTGCTTCGATGATAAGCGGAATTGCGGAAATCACCGCCTTGATAATGCCGTCAATTATCTGCGGAATTACCTCCACGATTGCCGCAATGATGTCCGGCAGAGCGGTCACGAGCGAGGTTAGAAGCTGTATTCCCGCTTCGATTATCTGCGGTATCGCGCTGATGAGGAAATCTACGATTCCCGTGATTATCTGCGGCAGGGCTTCAATGAGGATCGGCAGTGAATCTAAAATACCCTGCGCCAGTTCGGTTATAAGCTGCAAAGCTGCGTCCAAAATGAGTGGGAGGTTGTCCACAAGCGTTTTCACTATCTCCACGACAACTGCGACTATCTGCGGAACAAGCTGCGGAATCGTGTCCGCAATGCCCTTGATAAGCGACAGCAGAATATCCGCTCCGGCTGACACGATTTGCGGCAGCAGTCCCACCAGAGCCGAAATAATCTCGGTCACGATTCTGGCAATGGTCGGAGTGAGTTCCGAGATAGCCGACAGAAGTCCGTCCGCAAGCGCCTTGATGATACCAGGAGCGCTTTCTAGGACCGCTCCCGCAATGGAGGTGATGAGTTCAACAAACTGCGGAATCAGCGTTCGGATAGTGTCGATAACTGATGTAACGCCGCTTTTCAGTTCGTCCGCCGCTTGCTCGTTGCCTGCGAGGAGGTCGGCAAGACCGTCTGTGATCTGCGTTATTCCCGGCAGGAGTTCTCCCACCATGCGGTTCTTCAGACCGCCTGCCGTGTGCGACAGCTTGGTAAGGCTGTCCTCAAAAGCAGCGGACGCAGCTACGGCTTCGTTGCTCATAACCATGCCGTAATCCTCGGCTTCCTGCTTCAGACGCTCGGTTTCCTCTGCGCTTGTGTTCAGGACTGCCGCCATGTCCACAGCGGATTTTCCGAGGAGGTCGTTTGCGGCGGCGGTGCGCTCTGCGCCTGCTTCCATGCCTTGCAGAGCTGTGATTACCATGCTCAGCTGTTCGTCCTGGGATTTACCGTTCAGTTCCTCAATGGAAAGTCCGACAGCGGACAGCTTTTCGGCTGCTGAATCCGAGCCGCCCGCCGCGTCCGTAATGACGGTGGACAGCTTTTTCATGCCCGTCTGGAGGTTATTTACATCAGCACCGCAGCGCTCGAACACATAGCCCCACTTCTGATAGCTTTCGGCGCTTATGCCGATTTTCTGCGAGGTCTTGTCAATCTGATCGCCAGCCGAGCCGACATCGTTCGCCATGTCCCACAGCTTTTTTCCTGCGGCAACACAGGCTGTTCCTACTGCGGCTGCAGCGGCACCCAGAGCCGCGCCGATTTTCTTTGCGGTATCCCCGAGTTTGCTCAGTTTCCCGTCAGCGTCCTCGCTGGTATCTGCGGCTTTCTTGACGGAGTTGGAGAAATCCTTTGCTTCATCTCCGGCTTCGTCAAGGCCTTTGTCAGCCTTTTCAAGGGCGGTGTTGTTGGAACTAAGTTCACGCTCCATGCCGTTGAGAGCCGCCTGTGCGTTGTTCAGCTGTATCTGCCAGCTTTGTGTGCGGCGGTCGTTCTCTCCAAAGGACTCGGCGGCATTTTCGAGGGCGGAACGGAGGGTTTCGATTTTCTGTTTTTGTGCGTCGATTTCCTTGTTCAGAACCTCGCTGCGGGCGGTTAGGGCTTCGGCGGATTTATCGTTTTTATCGAACTGAGAATCCACAAGCTTCATTTCGGAGCCGAGGACCTTGAACGAGTTGTTTATATCGGCGAGGGATTTCTTGAACTCCTTTTCGCCCTCAAGACCTATTTTCAAGCCGAAATTCTCTGACATTCTGTTTCACCTCCTTGGCAATGGGCATAAAAAAAGAGCCTTGCGGCTCGGGGGTATTTGGAAAAGGAGCAGCCGAGTGGTTGCTCCTTTATTGTGTTAAAGTGCTCGATAAATTGGAATTTAAAGCTTTCTCAGATTATCAATTTCAATGCCATTTCCATCTGGATTTTCTCCCTTGTGTGCCTCTATCAGTTTTTCACAAGGGAAATCACCACACTTTCCACAATGAGGTAGAACTTGGCTTGCAGCACATGCATAAATCTCACAAGTGCCCCAAAATGGCTGTCCCTTATGCACGTGGCATCCCGTACAATTTTGCTCTGTTTTAAATCTACAAGAATCACAATCGATACCGCAACTGCCATAATTTGACATATCAATCTCACCTCCCACAAATTCCGATTTATCGGGCAGATTATCTGCCTTTATAAAACCATTATACCACGCAACTCCACTTTTTTCAACCACTTTTCCAATCAAAACCCCATCGGTACAATCTCGTCAATATCTGTTTCCCGCTTAGGTTTAGCAAGCCCCATAAACTGCTTATGACACTCCCACAGATCCAGCAGAAACCCAAACGGCATAAGCCACACCTCTTCCGAACCGAGGTGCAGCTGCGCCGTTCCGTAATAGAACAGCCGGGTGAATAGTTCTGCATCGTTCACCCGGCTGTTACTGCGTTTTTTGAGGTATCTGCCACACCGGCTCGGTGTTCACTTTCTACATTACGCTTTGTGCCTTTCAGCATAGCTTCGGTGATAGCGTCCTTGTACTCTGCAAGCTCGCCAGGAGAGGTCAGAAGCTCCACGGTTTCCTCGGTGAGAAGCTGCTTTTTATCGCTGTTTCTGAGATTATGTATCTCAATGCTCTGATTACAAAGCAGCGTTATCAGCCAGATTATCTCGTCCAGAGCCATCTCCATATTTTCGGATTTCATCAGCTTATCGCCGAGGTTATCCAGCCCGCCATAGCGGTTAGAAATAGCCTTTGTCGCTCTGGTGGTGAGGATCATCTCGTACTGCTCGCCACCGATGGTTATTAAAGAACTGCGTTCATTCGTCATTGCTCATACCTCCGTTACTTTCCTGTTTCAGCAGGCTTTGCCGTGAATGTCGGTTCATACACAGATTTGTACCAACCCGTGATTACGCTGTCCGGAACGTTCTTTTCGCCCTCGGTGGCTTCCGCTTTCCACGGGTGCTTTCCGCTGCCGTCCGGCTTGTTTCTGCGGAGAACAGTCCCCTCAATTGTAGGCGTGGAAAACGTGATACTGTCGCCCTTTGTGGCAAGCGAGGTTGACGGAATACCGAACTTCACTCTGTACAGCCAGAAGTAGCGGTACTTGCCGTTGGACTTCTTCGCCCGAAAACCGATAGCCACGGGCTTGCCGCCGTCCTCACTGGTGGAAATGACCACGTTGTTGCTGTCGATAGTCGCGCCCGTCAGAACCGAAGCCGCATCATTGCCTATATCGTCAACGCCAAGAGAAAGCGTTCCGCTTTTGAACTCCTTGACGATTTCGGAAGCGCCGTCATCGGCATATAACGTTGCTTCCGCAAGCTCCACGGAGAGGTCTGCCGAAATCGCTTTTGCAAGCGAAGCGGGAACTCCATAGGTTTCGTTGCCGTCACTGTCCTCAGTTATCTCAGCGTAAAACAGCTTGTCAAGACCTATTGTTGCCATTTATATCTCCTCCATTTCATAGTTTTTCGCCGTATCAACGGCATAATGATGATAACCCGTATCGTCCTCATGACCGACATATTTTCGGGCGGTTACGGTAATATCCGCACTGAGCAGAGCCTTTACAAGCCTGCTCACCGTGCGGGTGTAGTTCCCTTTGCTGAAAAGGGAAATCCGCACTTCCTGCACATCGGCAGTCGGCGCATTATCCGCATGGAGTTCAAAGCTGCCATACAGCGGAGTGAACACCAGATATTCATCGGGAGCGTTACCGGAATACGCCGCAGTCTGCGCAGGGATTTTCAGCTTTTTGGCTATTGCAGAGAGTTCCGAAAGCAGACTCACAGCCCCTCGACCTCCTTTTCAAATGCGGATTTCATGGCTTCCACGCACTGCTTTTTCACAGCGGATTTTGCAGGTTTCAGAAAGGGTTTTGCTTGTTGCGTACTTGTGCCGTATTCAAGGATATTCGCAATTTTAGCGTTGCTTGAACCATCGGAACGAGGTTCGGAAAAGCCAACCTTTATATCGTGGTTGCCGTTTTTGTCGACCATAACGGGAGATAAACCAAGCGAACGTTCAAGTTTGCCGGTGGAGCGGGATTTGCTTTTAGTCCCCGAACCTACAACGGATTTCAGATTGCTTTTGACCTTTGCGAGAGCAACCTCGCCGCCTACCTGTAATATCTTTTCGGCAATTCTGTCGGTCTGCGCTCCAAGCCGGGAAATCCTCGAAAGGAATTCATCGGGCATTTTTACATCAGCTTTAGCCACTCGGCTGCACCTCCTTGCACAGGACCTCGATATACATACCTCTGCCTTTCACATCTTCAACAGAGGTTATCTCAAATACAGTGCCACCACAGAACAGTCGCATATCTGTTGAGATTTTCACTCCCGGAATGGCGCGAAAACGGAATAGGTCGGTAGCTTCGGAAAATGCGGCTCGATTCGCCCATTTCTCGCTGCCGTGCCGCCCCTCGCGGTAGGCTCTGACATCTGCAATAACAACATCGCTTTCCATCTGAAAACCCTCATCATCAAGCGTGACCTGTTTTTGCGTTATCTGTATCTGCGTGTTCATCTTTCCGAAACTCATACTTTCCACCGCCTGTCCAAACGCAGGAGAATATTCACTGTATCCCACACTTGCTTTCCAGCTTGAACATTATCCCCGAAAAAGCCGCCAGTCGAGCCATCGCGGCTTTCATAGAAATGCGAGGACAGCATTATTACTGCCTGTTCCGTGGTAGGCGGCATTGCGTTTTCTGAATAGTAATTCTCGGGCAAATGCTGATAGCTTTCGGCATAGGAAACAGCGGCGGTGATGAACCCTTTTATGAGTTCATCGTCTGCCGAATGTTCAAGTATGAGGTTCTGCTTGACTTTTGTCAGAAGCTCGTCCATAGTCACCGCCTATTAGCCGCCGGAAGAACCGGAGCCGGCTTTCATCTTGAGAATCTGCACGGCTTCGGGAAGAATCAGCTTACCGTCCACGCGCTCCTTTGCGACAAATCCAACCATGCCGTTGCCTGCGTACAGTTCCTTGAGTTCCGCAAAGGAACGAGTTCCACGGTCGCCGATGTTGTAATAACTGAAATCGCCGAATGCGATTACAGGCTTTCCTGCGGCGATTGTGGGGACATACGGAGAAGTGTAGACCTCGTAGCCGAACAGCCTGTCGACCTCGCCCGCCTGGAGTGACGGCTGCCAGAGATACGCGCCGTTGTTATCCTTCAGCTTGCGGAGCGCCGCAATGGTCTGGTCGTTCATGATGAACTTTGCATTCTTGCGGTACGGGCGCTTGAGTGAGTACACAAGATTGATTATCTCATCGGCGGTTATCGCAGTTGCGCTCGCCGCAGTAACAGCAACCTCGCCGCCGCCCTTGTCGGAGAAAAGTCCGAGAGGCTTGCCAACGCCATCGCCGTTGAGGAAAGCGTCCTCCTCCGCATTGGACAATGCCTTGCCGAACTGCTCGATTATGTAGCTTTCAAGCCCGAAAGCGTTGTCGTAGAGAAGTTCCTCGGTCACCTTAACCGCAACGTGCAGCTTGTGCGCGTCAAGGTTAATCTGCGAGAAAGTAGCGTCCCCGAAAGTGAGCGCCCCGCCCTCGTCGATCCACGCCGCAGCGGGTTTTGTCGCGGCAATGTTGATTTTGTGCTCGCCGCTGGTGGTGATGGTGTGACCCAGCTTTCGCATGATATTTTCCTCGGTCAGTGCGTCTATAAGGCGGCTGTCGTACTCCTCGGGAACGAGATATCCGCCGTTAGCGTCAACGCCCTCGGAAAGTACATCGGACACCTGTCTGAAATTCGTGCGGAGAGCGTTCAGCATCGCCGCCTTGTACTCATCGCTTGCTCTGCCGGACTTGGGCTTGTCACCGTTCAGCGGCTTTGCGGTGAGGGGTGCTGACGTAGGCTTGGAAAGCTGCGCGTCCATAGCCGCCATCTGCTCCATGCGCTCAATTTCAGCGCCGTAGTCCTTTATCTTCTGTTCCATTTCGGCATAAGAAGCGGCGTCCTCTGCGGACAGAAGTCCGTCATTGTCGCGCTTGGTTTCAACGAATGCCTTTGCGGCTTCCCATGCCTTATTGCGCTTTTCGCGCAGTTCAATAATAGTCATGTGTGTTACCTCCAATTTTTGATTAAATTGAGCCGAGAAAATAAATCCTCAGCTTTGGTTTTATGTTCGGTTTTAGGGGCTATGCGGCACTTTTCCGCGATTCTGCCCATAAGGGAATTTACCACCTGCGCTTCGGAATACATCAGCGAATCTGCGGCAGGCGCTTCGTTCGGCTCGTCACGGGCAAGAATACCGTCCGCAAAGCCGAGTTCAACCGCCTTGTTTGCGTTCATCCAGGTTTCTGCGTCCATGAGGTGAGAAATCTTTGCGCGGCTCATTCCTGTCTTGATTTCATAAGCGTTCATAATGCTTTCCTTGACCTCGGACAGCATTTCGATTGCTTTCTGCATTTCGGCTGAATCGCCCATAGCTACCGTCATAGGGTTGTGTATCATCAGCATTGAAACAGGTGACATCAGCACCTTGTTTCCCGCCATCGCGATAACGCTTGCGGCACTCGCGGCGATACCGTCAATCTTCACGGTGACGTTGCCCTTGTAGTCCATCAGCATATTGTAAATCTGCGCTGCCGCAACGCAGTCACCCCCGGGCGAGTTTATCCAGACGGTAATATCTCCGCTGCCGGACAGCAGTTCCTCCTTGAAAAGCTGCGGTGTGACGTCATCGTCAAACCAACTTTCATCGGCGATAGTGCCATTGAGGAACAGCGTTCGCTCCGGGGTTTGCTCCTTCGTTTCCTCGTTCTGTATCATCTTGTTCGTCCATTTCCAGAACTTCTTCATCGGAATCCTCCTTTCCACTTGCCGCCGCGAAAATACCCGCGTCAGCCAGTTTTGTCATGTTGCCGTTTATGAGGTAAAGGTCGCCGCCGTCCTCGGCAGGAATGCGGTCGAGATTTTCAAGCTCCCGAATGTCATTTGCGGACATCCAGCCGTTCTGACGGGCCGTAGCGTAACCACTCATCCGGCTTGCGTAGTCGCCGCGCAGCAGTCCGTCAACGTTGAACTTGATGAAATACTCTCGTTTCTCGCTAGGAGTGAGAAGCGAACGCACCATGCTTTGTTCCCAGCGAACAAGCCACGGTTCAAGCGTGTATTTCACGAACTCCAGCGACTGCTGTTCGATATTAGAAAAGCTCGACTTTTCAAGGTCGCCGACCATGTGCGGCGGCACTCTGAAAATTCGAGCAATTTCGTTGATTTGGAATTTGCGTGTTTCAAGAAACTGCGCCTGCTCGGGCGAAATACTGATGGGAGTGTATTTCATACCCTCCTCAAGTACAGCGACCTTTCCGCTGTTGGAACTCCCGCCGAACTGCGACTGCCACGCTTCACGAACCTTTGTCGGGTCCTTTATTGTTCCCGGGTGTTCAAGCACGCCGCTTGGCGCTGCGCCGTTTGCGAAGAACTTAGCGCCGAACTCCTCGGTCGCAATTGCAAGCCCGATAGCGTTCTTCGCCATTGCAATCGGCGAGTAACCAACAAGCCCGTCAAAACCAAGTCCGGGAATGTGCAGAACATCGCCCGGCGAAAGAATTACCTCATATTCCTTGCTGCGGATTGCTTCATCTGAGCCACGGTAGTATTTGTAGTACAGATTTCCGCTTGAATCTCGGTCAACCGTCATTCGGTTCGGCATAAGCGGGTACAGAGCAATAACCTCGCCCTTTCCGTTGCGGATAACCTGTGCGAATGCGTTGCCCCAGAGGAGCAGATGCGTCATAAGCGTTTCACGGAAAACAAACGAGGTCATTTCAGGATTCGGTTCATCGTGGAGCAAGCGGTAAAGTGAATGCGTGACCGCTTTTTCCTTGCCGCCGTCCGAACGATACTTGTAGACGTGCAGCGGTAATCCCGCCACAGCTTCCGACAGCACTCTAACGCAGGAATACACGGCGGTCATCTGCATTGCGGAGCGCTCGGTGACGTTCTTTCCTGCGGTAGAACTGCCCATGTAAAAGCGGTATGCGCTGCCGGCTGTGCTGTTTTTAGGCTTGTCCCTTGAATGGAATAAGCTGCTGAAAATCTTCATGTAGTCAGTCCTTTCGTAAAATGGGCATAAGAAAAGCACCCGCCATTGCTGACAGATGCTTAACAATTATTCTGTTATGTTATATAAACTTTTTCATCACGCGGGTATAATCTCGCTTTGCGTTGAAAACCGCATTAACGTATACCGTGTTTTCTTCCTTGACATAATAATAAAACATGAGGTAATTATCATGAATAAGAAAACGATATCCGTTACTCACAAGAACCCTATCCTTGGGTAGCGAGCCGCTTTCCGGCAGTATTTCGAGATTTTTGCATTTTTCTCTTAGCTTGTTTACAAAACGGATCGCAATATTCTTATCCATTGACTGCTTAGCAATATAAAAGGCTATATCACGAAGATCAACTTCTGCAGTATCAGTGAATATTACTCTGCAATTCATACATCAAGGTTCTCCAGGTCGTTTAATAAATCGTTGAATACATCATCAGCGCTGTGGACTCTTCCAAGCCTTATATCATCCATGCTTTGCGCAAGGTGAGCATACAGAGCAAGTTTTTCTTCAAGCTCGGAAATATAGTGCATTGTCTGCTGATAATCCTCATGGCTAAGAAGTACAGTATCCTCCTTGCCGTTAACCGTGATTGCTACCGGATTATCCCTTGTAAGTGCGGAAATCTGAGCGTAATTAGTGCGAATGTCCTTTGACGGTCTTATTGAAATAGAATTTGTCATAAAAAACACCTCCTATGTTGGTAGTCATATTATATCACAATTATGCTACTTTGTCAATAAGATTATACGCATCAGATAAAAAGTATTCCTCTTTCATCATACACACTAGCTCCGTGGTCGTTCCCACAGCGAATAGCCCGGTCGAGAGCCATAATAGTAGCTACCGCTCCGTCAATCTTTTCTGTGGACTTTTCCTTGTCAGCCTTGATGTTTCCGGCGGGGTCGGTGCGAATGTAGATATTGTCCATATTCCACCGCAGAACCGGGTGACCGCCATGTGCTATCTTCTGTTCAAGAACCAGTTTCATCAGTTCCTTTGTCGGAGGTGACATATCCTTGAAACCCTGTCCGAAAGGCACGACTGTAAATCCCATGCCCTCGAGATTCTGAACCATCTGCACAGCACCCCAGCGGTCGAAAGCTATCTCTCGGATATTGAATCGTTCTCCGAGCTTTTCAATGAACTGTTCGATGAATCCGTAGTGAACCACATTGCCCTCGGTGGTCTGCAAGTAACCTTGTCGTTCCCACACATCATAAGGAACATGGTCGCGGTTTACACGCAGGGTCAGATTATCCTCTGGAATCCAGAAATACGGCAGAATGATGTATTTATCATCTTTGTCAGGCGGTGGGCAACACGATGTTGCGAAGCCGTCCCCCAAGCGCGGCACGGACGCCGCGCCACCAAGGGACGGCGGAAATACAAGAACAAAAGAAGTAATATCTGTTGTAGAAGAAAGGTCAAGCCCGCCGTAGCAGACGCGTCCCTCAAGTTCGTCCTCATCAACGGAGAATGCGCACTTGTCCCATTTCTCCATCGGCATCCAACGAACCGCCTGCTTTACCCACTGGTTCAGACGAAGCTGTCGGAAAGCGTTCTCCTCGCCTGGGTTCTGCTTGGCAGATTCGCAGGCGGCTTTGACCTTGTCAATTCCAACCGTTATATCAAGGCTAGGATTGGCTTTCTTCCACACTTTCGGGTCAGTCCAATCGTCCGATTCATCAGCGCCATAAATCACAGGATAAAAAGTAGGGTCGATTTTCCGACCCTCGATTATATCCTTGGCTTTCTGATGAGTTTCGTAGCAAATGCTGTGAGTGTCCGTTCCAGCGGTGGTTATAAGGAAATACAGCGGTTGCATTCGGGCGTCGCCGGAGCCTTTTGTCATAACATCAAACAGCTTTCGGTTCGGTTGGGTGTGCAGCTCGTCAAACACAACTCCGTGGATATTGAAGCCGTGCTTACTATACGCTTCAGCGGACAACACCTGATAGAACGAGTTCGTTGGTGTGTATATTAGCCGCTTCTGCGATGCTAAAATCTTCACTCGCTTTGACAGCGCAGGACACATTCGCACCATATCCGCCGCCACATCGAACACGATAGCCGCCTGCTGTCTGTCGGCGGCACAGCCGTACACTTCGGCTCGTTCTTCGCCATCGCCGCAGGTGAGAAGCAACGCAACAGCGGCGGCAAGTTCGGATTTACCCTGCTTTTTCGGTATCTCGATGTATGCCGTATTGAACTGCCGATACCCGTTCGGTTTTAGCGTTCCAAAAAGGTCACGTATAATCTGCTCCTGCCAGTCGATAAGCTCGAATGGCTTTCCGGCCCATGTGCCTTTGGTGTGGCAGAGGTTTTCTATGAAAGCCACGGCATAATCCGCAGCGGATTTATCGTAGACTGAAGATTTCAGCTTGAATTTTGTCGGCTTATATTTTTTCAGCTTTTTTATATCATCACCCCCAGAACGAGGAAAACCGCCCGCAGGCGGCTTTCGCAAGTGTTTAGTTGTATTCGTGTATCAGTATCGCAAGCGCCTTTTCGGCTTCGCGGGTCAGCGGCTCAATGTCCTCGCCCCGGTCGTAGTTGTAAACGACCCTACCGTCCTGCTTTAACATCAGCTTGGAAATTCTGCCGCCGCTGATTCCGTATTCCTCGCTTGGCTTGTCGTAATGCTTTATCCAGTAGCTTACCGAAACCATTCTGCCGTTGCTGTCCTTAACTCCAATCGTTCCCTGTGTCCACATATTCTCGTCCTCCGTATTTATGTATTTTCCTTTCGGTGACTGTATATTAACTCTAAAGCCGCATTATATCAAGCGGTTTTCGGATAATATAGTACACAAATATCAGCGGTCAGAATTGTGTGTATTCTGATGAATAATGCCGAGAATTTTCTCTTGCTCGTCAGCGGAAACACCTATGCTTTCTAAGGCCTCCCGTGTGCCGCAATCTGGGCAAATCTGCGTGTTTGGGTACTTTCTCGAAAGCGCAGGATACCCGCCGTACTGCGCCCCACAGCGGGGGCAGGTGCGAAGATTTGAATTGTTGTCTGCTTTCATATTTGCCCCTTTCTGCTGTTCTCCAATGCGGAAAGTAACACGCTCTCATCAAAACCAAAATTGCTGTAACCCTCAAGGCAAGTTCTCACATAAGAACCGCTCGGCAACCCCAATGGTCGTTCTTCGTGCATAATGTACACGAAAGCCTTTCTGACTACTGTCTTGCCTGAAAAGTATTTAACAGGCAGTTCAATTTCAGCTTTGTAGTAGAAAGCCGGAAAGCCTTCGTACACATCAAGCCTTTTCTCATCGGCGGGTTCGACTGCCCAGACTGCAACAGGGACTTCCGCTCCCACCTTTGGTTCAATCGTAAGGTAAGCGCCTGTCTTACTACCCTTAAAGAGCAGTTCGTAGTCCTTAATCACCGCAGTCCCCACGGGCTTTGCCGTAGGACAACGCAGCGCCATTTGCCGAATGTTCAAGTTGCTGCCGTAGGCTAGGTAATACTTTTTCATTTGAAATCCGTCCTTTCTGAAAGGTGCGGTTTATAAGAATCACCTTTCTACCACCAAAAGCCCCACAGTGTGGGGAGTTGGAGGCAGGAAGCTAATTCCTGCTTGTTAGGGCCTGCCGTTGCGGAAAGCCGTGTCACCCTCGAGCCGCTTGGTGTAAAGCTCCCTTGCGGTCTTGAATTCATCGCCGATGAATCCGAGCCGTAAAAGCCATGTTCTCATTGCGTACTTGGGATTTTCGGTCTGCTGAGGATTTGCGCTTGCGGTCTTGACCTGCTTGGCAAGCTGGCTGAGCGCCATGCAAAGCTGAATGTAGCTTTTCAGCTGACCTGCGTGCAGTCCGTTCTGCTTGCCGTTTGCGGGTGCGTCAAACTGGAAAAGTCTGAATTCAATCGTGCCCTTTGTAAAGGTTGCGTGGAGGTTCAGCATATGATAGCGGCTCTCGTTGTAGTGCGCCGACCTGCCGTAATCCGCGTTCTGACTGCCGTACCAGGTGTCCGCAAGCGCCGCCATGGTTTTCGGCTTTTTGCGGTTGAGTTCCACCAGGAAATCCTTGCTGACCGTGCGGCAGTAGCGGTTCATGCGGTTTCTGTCGAGGTTCAGTGCGCTTGCGAGGAGGCTTTCATGGCTTGCCATAATGTTTGCGAGGTTTCGCAAGGTCTGCGCCGTGTGGCCTTTTGCGCCAATATGAATGTGTACTCCGCAGCCCCTTGTCGCGTCGCTCTTTGCACCCGCTTTCCGAAGTCTGCGGATAAGCTCCTGCAAGGTTTCAATATCTTTGTAGGTGAGAATCGGGGTAACCATTTCGCATTTCTCGCTGTCGGGTCCCGCAATGCTCACGTCCTTCTGAAACTTCCACTCGCGACCCTCGCCGTCCCATGCGGAGTAGGTATCGTAACCGTTGCGGCCTGCGGTGTGCTCGTGTCTGCCTGTTCCGAAGAACTCGGCGGCAAGCTCCGCGGCTTTTGTTCTTGTAATGTTATTCATTTCAACCTCGACCCCTATGGTCTGGTTCATCATTTCTTCAATCTGCTTGGTGGTTTTCTCGTTCATTTTTGTTTCCTCCGCTTGTGTATTTTCCTTTCGGTATACACATATTAACTCTAAAAGCAGTATATAGCAAGCGGTTTTACCACAATATATTGAACGAAATACACACGTATAAATTGTGTATATCAACCATGGATTTTGCGAACTACATCAACACCGAGAACAGCATTCAGCCCGGAGCCGTTATCCCAGCGGACGAGCAAATTTCCTGCGTCATCGACCCCTCGAACCGTACCTCTTGTGCCTTTCGGAGGAGCTTGCGGGTCTTCCATTGATATTAGCTCAACTCGGCAGCCGACTGGGTACTCTCGGCGGTACTGCTCGATTGTTTCTTTACTCGGAAACTTCATTTGCAGCACCTCCATTTCTGAAAGCCGATGAACCCGTGAGGTTTCTCAGCAGTATCTTCCGCTCGGATTTGTACTCCGAACCGATGAACCCCAGCCGCAGAAGAAAGCAGCGGAAAGCGTACTTGTCGTTGTCGGTTTCCTTTTCCTTAGCCGTAACTCGCTTCGCATTTGCGGCAAGTTCGCAGAGCGCTGAAATGAAATGCGTGTAAGCCTTACAATCGTCAGCGCCGCAGTCTGCGAACCATGGAAACTTCACCGTGCTGTCCGTGACCTCAATCGGCAGACTGTCCACCGCCAAGGCTCTGCGGATAAGTCTGCCTTTGGCTTCGAGTAGCTTGGTGAGGTTTTCGACTGCTGTGCTTTCAAGCGGAACTTCCACTGTAAGCCCCACAGGTTCGCTGTGTTCGGCGCTGTCGGCGGCTGCGGGAACTTCCTCGGTATCCGTTCCCAGCGGTTCTGTGGCGCTTGTGGCGGCAACCTCGGCGATAAATCCACGCTCTGCAAGGAATTCAATCAGACCCTCGATTTCCTCGCTGTCGGCTCTGTCGTCAAATTCAAGGTTGCCATCGCGGGTCACCGTGAAATAGTCGATTTGGTATGCGTAGGTCGGTGTCCTCATGTAAACTGCGTCCGCTCCCGTGAACTCGCTGATGGCTTTCACAAGCGGTTTTCTGTCCTGCGTGTTGTAGTAAATTGTCATTGTATGTACCTCCATTTCCTTTCGGTACTACACATTTTACTCGAATAGGGGGATAAGTCAACGGGTTTTAACAGAAAGCCGCACATTCTGCGTTATGCACAATGTACGGCTCAACTATTAGTCTATAATGTAAACTCTGACTTCCACTCCGAGTTTGCGGCAGTTGTCAATGACGAATTTTGTTCCTCTGGATTTTCCGTCCCAGAATGCAAGCACGATATCCGAATACTCGATTATCGTGATATTCCGTTTCAGCGGAGCGCTCCTGCCGAACCTTGTGTATTCCGGCAGAAACTCCGTCAGCTTTATTCCGTGCGACAGAGCGTATTCTCTTGCGGAGGTATCCACTCCTTTAGCACCTCCGGACACGATTTCCGTGGTATTTTCGGGGAGATATCTGCCTAAATCACTTACGCTCAGCCCTCTTGAACCAATTACAGCTACTTTCATGTTGCCCTCCTTGTAAACGCATTATGAACGCACTTTGAACTCACTCCATACATTATAGCACATTGTGATGTTAAAATAAACACATATCGGATATAAACAGGAGGAGTTTTATGGCTATCAAGAGTTTATCCATCAGAATTGACGATGAAATGCTCGACAAACTGCATTACGTTGCCGATTATGAGGCTCGTTCCGCAAATGGGCAAATCATCGTTCTGATTCGTGAGTGCATAGAAAAGTTTGAAGAAAAGCACGGAAAAATCGTGCTTGGCGATGAGCCGGGCAACGCTAATTCGAGCAAGAACTGACCCATGCAATCCCCGAAAGGACAAAGAAAACACACGGAAGAGCAACGCCATTTCCCCACAGCTTGTACTCGGAAGAGTCGCTGTGGGGATTTTTCAGCCATGTGAGAATCTGCTTTTCGGACTTCGGCTTGACTGCGCCGCCAACAATTTTGCGATGAGTTTCAAAGACATCTTTCCAGAACCGTAGTTCTTCATCTGTCGGCTCGTCCGTTCCGAGATCTGCACACCACCAGTCGGGAAATCCCTGTAGCCGTGCGCACTCGGTCGGAGTAAGCCTGCGGACTATGTATTCCGGAGAATTCACGGTCGGCGGGTCTTTGTAATCGCTTGCAACGAGCGTATTCGCGAGGTTTTCCTCGGCTTCGGTATGGTAGGAATTCTTACTTGTGCTGTACACAAGAGTTTCAGAACCTCCTCCGTACATTCCACCTGCGGCTCGAAGCGCACCGCATTTATCGTTTTCGCTGTACTTCGTGTAGCTGTCCTGCGAAAATGCGACTGCATGGCGGTCGGTGGCATTCAACGTGAATGATATATCCTCGTTTACACCGCTGCCTTGAGGACCGTTTTTATCGGCTCTGCCTATCATTGAACCCTGGACGGCTACGACTGCCACACCGCCTTGGTTTGAATCGGGAGAATTACCGCCCGTATCTATCGTCCGTGATGTATCCGTTTCATAGCAGTTCTGCCGCGCATTTTTCGTGCCATCGGATGTGAAACGAACATCAAAACAGCGTGTATCTTCAACCACAAACGGCTGATTGTTGCCGCCAGTTCCGTAGGTTGAAGAAAACGTTGGAGCAACACCGTGCAACTCCGTATAGCGTGTATCCTGCGAGTGATTTTCATAGACAGTCGCAGGAACAGTCCCTGCACGGAGTGTAGGTGAAGTTTCATCTTTGTAGCCGATACCTCTCGCTTTTGCCGAGTGTTCCGTGCAAAAACCTGCTGCGGACTCCATCACGCAGGGCGGGTGGTGAGCTTCGGCTCGGAGTGTGCAAGTAACTTCCTCCGTTACGTCCATTCTGTTGCCGCCCTGGTCGTTAAGGCAGACTGCGCCTGTCGCTCCAGAGCAACTTTCAGCAGCGGCGGCAGTTCTTTGCCACGCGCGGAAGCTCTCCGCAGAATACCCTGACACGCTTTCTGACTCAAATAATACTTTTCCGGCGCATTCGCTATCAAAATCTGCGACAAGGTAGATGCGTTTTCTTCTCTGGGGGACTCCCCAGTATTGCGCGTCAAGCACTCGCCAGGCGATTGAGAAACCGTCTGCCACGATGTTGCCTGCGGCTGACCATTTCTCATGTCGAGGAACAGAAACGGTTTCGTCCCTGACACTGCACAGGCTTTCGAGGACGCACCGGAAGTCCTCGCCCTTGTTAGACGAGAATGCTCCGGGGACGTTTTCCCAGACCGCAAATCTCGGATATTTGCCATTGGTCGCACACCTCATTTCTTTTATAATTCTGACCGCTTCATAGAACAGGCTCGACCTTGAACCGCCAAGACCGCTGCGTTTTCCGGCAATGCTCATGTCCTGACACGGACTGCCGAATGTTATTATATCTATGGGCGGCAGATCAGCACCGTTCAGCGCAGATACATCTCCATAGTGCTTCATCTGCGGCAGTCTTTTCGTTGTTACCCGAACAGCGAATGGCTCGATTTCCGAAGCCCACAGCGGAGTAATGCCAGCAAGCATTCCTCCGAGCGGGAAACCGCCGCTGCCGTCAAACAGGCTGCCGAGTGTGAGTTCATTCTTCATCGGCAACCTCCAGTTCAGAATAAGCTATCGTCTTTCCCTCACGAACCACAGACACATTCTCCGCAGAGCCGACCTGCTCGATATACCTCTTCACGATAACATCGCAGAACTTTTCATCAAGCTCAATGGTATGACAGATACGGTTAGTCTGTTCGCAGGCGATAAGCGTACTGCCCGAGCCGCCGAACGGGTCGAGCACAATACAGTTGCTCATGCTTGAATTCTTTATCGGATATGCAATAAGCGGAATCGGCTTCATTGTCGGGTGGTCGCCGTTCTTCTTCGGTTTGTCGAACTCCCATATTGTCGTCTGCTTGCGGTCTGAGTACCACTGATGCTTGCCGTTCTTCTTCCAACCGAACAGGCACGGTTCATGCTGCCACTGATACGGCGAGCGCCCGAGAACAAGCGACTGCTTCTTCCAGATACAAGTTCCGGAAAGATAAAATCCAGCGTCAGCAAACGCTTTGCGGAAGTTCAGTCCCTCTGTATCTGCGTGGAAAACATAGATGCTTGCATCGTTCGCCATAGCTTTCTCCATGGAGGTGAAAGCGTCAAGCAGAAACTGGTAGAACTTTTCGTTTTCAAGATTGTCGTTCTTGATTTTACCTGCCGAACCCTCATAATTCACATTGTACGGCGGGTCGGTAACCACAAGATTTGCCTGTTTACCATTCATGAGAACTTCGTAAGTTTCTGGTTTGGTGCTATCGCCGCAGACAAGTCTGTGATTACCGAGAAGCCAGAGGTCGCCCGCTTTTGTTGTGCAAGGTTTTTCCATCTCTGCGTCAACATCGAAATCATCGTCCTTGGTATCGGAATCATCGTCAAAGAACGCAGCGAGTTCCTTTTCATCAAAGCCTGTCAGACCGAGGTCAAAATCTTCCGCCTGCAATGCTTCGATTTCAACTTTCAGCATCTCCTCGTCCCAGCCCGCGTCAAGAGCCATTCGGTTGTCTGCGATTATGTACGCTTTCTTCTGCGCAGGAGTAAGATAATCTACAAACACACAAGGCACTTCGGAGATGTTCTCGGCCTTTGCAGCGAGAATTCTTCCGTGACCTGCAATAACATTGAAATCCCTGTCGATGATAACGGGATTGATAAAACCAAATTCCCGCAGCGAGGAACGCAGCTTGTTCAGCTGCTCCGGCGAGTGCGTTCGGGCATTGTTGACGTACGGTATCAGCCTGTCTATCTGGACAAGCTGCATTTCACTGGTCGTGTTCATCTGACGTTCCTCCTTTTCAAGACCTTGTGCAGACCTTTTCGGGCGTCCGCAATATTGCCTTTTACAGCCTGCCCCTTAATTGTTCGGTATTGCTGTACTGTAAGGTTCGGACGGCTGCCTTTGAGTTCTCTGAAAAATTCGATGGTATCCTTTGACATAGCGTTATCCTTTCCTAGAACGAAGAAGTCTTTCCATAGCATCGTTCAAATCATCACCGACAGGCTCGGTGCAGTTCTCCTTGACTATTCCGTAAATTTCATACCAGATGAGATTTGCGTTCTTCTGAAACTGCTGCGACATCTGCACGAATGGCGAAGCAATAACACCGCCAGTGGTTGGGTGCTTGCCTAGCAAGCATTGAATGTATCTTGCAAAAGCCTGTGCATAAGCCTCGATAAGCCGTTTATTGACAAGGTTCTCGCAGTTTCTCTGTTTCAGCCACAGCCAAGTTTCCTTGTAGATTTCATCAGCGCCGAGCGGAACTCCGTTCTTCTGCCGAGCCGACAGATAGTCGCTTGGCTTCGGCATATCCGAGCCGTTCAGCATAGCGCCCTCCGGCAGGTCGACCGCTTCAAGTTCGGCAGTATCGAGTGCCGGTATGTCGTTGCTTATGATTTTCACCGGAAGTCCTTTCTGCTTTTTCTCTGCGGCAGGAGCGGGTTTATCTCCGGCGCGTACCCGTCTGCCGCCCCTGTTTGTGCCGTCCTTAGCCATGTTTTTCACCTCCGCAGGACAAGAAAAAAGGACGGTTCACACCGTCCGAAAATATATTCATGGTTTAATACCCCGTTTGAACCCCGATTTTTGCACACGAAGCCCCGGGCCGCTGTCCGCAGTAAAGGTCACAGAGATTCTGACCGCCCCTACCGGTCGCCGAGGTCGTGGTGTATCTTCGTATGACACGACTGGCACAGTGACATCAGGTTACCGAAATCATTACTGCCGCCGTGCGACACAGGAACGATATGATGTACCTCCTCAACCGGAGTGAGCCGGCCCTCTTTCAGACACAGCTCGCACAACGGGTGCGCCGAAATGTACCGACTGCGTATTTCCCGCCACGCTCTGCCGTATTTCTTGTTGCTGTCAGCGGAGCGGACGAACTTGTTGTAGCGGCGGTTCATTAGCTTTGAATGTTCCTCGCAGTACTGCCCGTCACATCTGTTCGGGCAGCCAGGGTAGGAACACGGTCGCTGCGGTCGTCTGGGCATGGGGGTCATCTCCTTGAATCGAACGATTTATTCTTCTTTTATTCGAAAATCGTGCGATATTATTACGAATTTTTCGTACAGACACACAGGAAGCCTTGCGGGTTCATTGACCGACAAGGCTTTCTCTGTATTCTTTGCTGATTATATCATACCACAAAGGGGCTACTGTAAAATAGTTGATTTTACTGTAATGTTTCAGGTACGATTACTTCACGCAGCGCCTTGTGATGCATTTTGTAGATGTTGTCTATGCCGTATCCCATCTGAACGGCTATCTGCTCCCAGGTCTTGAAACACAGATACCGTAGTTCAAGTAAGGTCTGATACTCAAGATTTGAAACGCCGCGAATAACTCCGGCAATCTCTTTTTTGAGGTCAACAAGGCTGTCAATATCAGCGTTTATCTCACTCTCCATATCTACGATTTTGATTATGACGTCCTCCATGCGGTGGATATTGCGGGTGGAGTTTCCGGGCATATCGCTGAAAACCGTTGTCGCTTTCTGCGCAAGCAGATTCAATGAAGCTATCTGCTCCATCTTGCTGTTGATACGCTGATCTATTCTGTATGCCTGTCCGAGATATTCCTTTGCCGTCATGCCGCGACCTCCTCTTTGAGCTTTTTCAGAAGCAGTTCACCGTTCAAGTCCGAGAGAATTGAAAACCAGTTTGAACGGAAGAATTTCTCAATACTCCTTTTGTCATGCTGCGCCGATTTGTCATCCGGTGTATATCTCAGACGTTCCACAGCATCACGATAATCCTTGACTGCCTGCAAGATTATAGCATTTGCGAGTTCTTTATACGGGTTCATTTATGTACCTCCGCTTTCACTGCGGTGATAAGTGCCGCCTGTGTTGTGTCCTTTGTTTTCAGAGCTTTCATTATCTGCTCATCGATAGTGCCGTTTGCGATTATGTGTTGAATTACCACAGTGTCTGCGGTCTGACCCTGCCGCCAGAGCCTTGCGTTTGTCTGCTGATACAGTTCAAGGCTCCATGTAAGCCCAAACCACACCAGGGTCGAACCGCCGTTCTGCAGGTTCAATCCGTGTCCCGCAGAAGCGGGGTGTATAAGCGCCACAGGGATTTTTCCGCTGTTCCATTCGGAAATATCTCGGCTAGACTTGATTTCACGGATTTCAAAGCGTTTTCGGATACGCTCCAAATCATGCTTAAACCAGTAAGCCACAAGCAGTGGCTTGCCGTTCATGCTTTCGATTATATCTTCCAATGCGTCCAGCTTGCGGTCGTGTATTTGTATCACTGATTCATCATCGGAATAAACCGCACCGTTAGCCATCTGCGACAGCTTATTTGAAAGAGAAGCGGCATTTGCCGCAGTAACCTCATTATCCTCGGTGGAGAGAATTAGGTCTTTCTTCAAACGGTCGTATTTCTCCTTTTCCTTTTCGGAAATCCGAACCGTGTATTCTGCGCTTATGAGTTTTGGCATTTTAAGGTGGTCGGCGGCTTTCATGGAAATCGTGATATCCGAGATTTTGTCATATATCTGCCGCTCGGCGTTGGGTAGAGGCTTATAGCTGTAAATCACCATTCCGTTACGCTTGTCCGGCTGAAAGTAGGTGTTTCTGTACTGTCCGATAAGCCTGCCGAGCCGCTCACCCATATCTAGCAGCTTGAACTCTGCAAATAAATCCATCAGACCGTTTCCGGCGGGAGTACCCGTAAGCCCGACTATCCGTTTCAGTTTTGGGCGGGATTTCATGAAAGCTCTGAACCGCTTCGACTGATGGTTTTTAAATGAACTTAGTTCGTCAATTACCGCCATATCGAAATCAAAAGGAAGTCCGCTTTCCTCTACAAGCCACTGTATATTCTCTCGGTTTATGATGTAGATATCCGCAGGAGTGGAGAGCGCTGAAATCCGCTCCTGCGCCGTTCCGATAACCACGCTGTACCGCAGATTCTTCAAATGCTCCCACTTTTCGATTTCAGCGCTCCAAGTATCTCGAGCCACTCGCAGCGGAGCAACCACAAGTACCTTGTGAACCTCGAAACTGTCGAAAAGCAAGTCGTTTATTGCCGTCAGCGTAATGCTTGTCTTGCCAAGTCCCATATCAAGCAGAAGCGCCGCAATCGGGTGGGTGGTTATGAACTCTGCCGCATACCGCTGATAATCATGGGGATTGTATTTCATCAAGTATTGCTCCTATCTGTTCTGCGCTGTCAAGAACATACACCTTAAAACCCAGCTGATTCAGAAGTCTGTGTCGTGCCAGCTGAAGCTGTCTTGGCTTTTCTCCGGGTGCCTTAACTTCCACAAAGCCGATTTTACCACCATGCAGAAGTACGATCCTGTCAGGCACCCCATCAAATCCCGGCGATACGAACTTTAATGCCAGACCGCCGATTTTCTTTACTTCCATCAGTAATTTATGTTCGATTATTTTTTCTCTCATAAGCTGCTCCTTGTTGCAAAGGTGCAGGTCTGAACAGGTCTATTCATAAACTTTTATATAGGGCTATTTTTTCTATAAAAACAGCCCTAAAGGGGGTTTTATACCAAGACCTACAAAGACCTGCACCCTTGAGGTTTATTCTATGAAATCAGACTTAAGCTGAAGCCCCATTATTACATTGCCGGACTTGGTTTTCTTTCGCAGAAAACCCGCATTTTCAAGAGCTGTATAGAACTCGGTCGTGCTTCTGGTAAACTCACCGTTTCTTGCACAATACGCACGATATTCCTGGTAGAACTCGCCCGATTTCTGTATATAGGTTTTATCTACTTCGCAGCAATCCTCAATGAAAATGGAGAACCAGTCATTACTGTCACGGTAGCGGCCTATTGCGTCTTTTACAACACCCGGAACAGATATCCTGAAATTATTATTGATGGCTTTCTGAGCGCCCTCAATAATCCAGGACAGAACTGCTCCGCCTGCTTTTTCATACAGATAATCCGCATAGTTCTTGATATCCGACTTGCCATGTATTTTAGCGTTGAATGGTATGACGATAAGCCTGCGCCATGTACCGTCATCATTTGCGCCGACGCGGGGAAGATGATTTGTATACAGAACAATCGTGTGCGTAGGAGTGAATTTGAACGGGTCCTTATACTTTTTCTCCGCAGTGATTTCATCAGTGGAACAAAGCTGCTTTACGATTGATGTGTTAAGACGTACACCCTCTTCAAGTTCGGCGGCAATGACCAGACGCTTCCCTTTAAGTTCAGCCATCTCGGGCTTCACATTCCGCTTACAGCCGACAGTCAGCGCATCGGCAGAGATGCTGCCGCTGTAACTGCCCAGGACCCTTGCAAGCACATTCCAGAACGTGGATTTACCGTTGCTGCCATCACCGTAAGCTATGATAAGCGCTTCCTGATAGACCTTTCCCAATGCCGCAAGCCCCACAATCTGTTGAACATACTCAATAAGCTCGTTGTCGCCACAGAAAGTGTTGTCAAGAGCAGACAGCCACAAGTTCTTGTTATCATCAGACGGAGATACCGCTGTTATTTTTGTTATACAATCGTCTGCGCTGTGAGTTCTTGCGCCGTTTATTCCGTCACGAAGGTCATAAGTTGCGGTGGGGGTATTAAGCAGAAATTCCTGCGTATCAAACTCGCTTATATTGCGCAGAAGTATAGGTTTTGCCGCCTGCAATGCGGAAACTATGTATTTCATATCTCTGCGTTTCATAACGAAAGCCTTATACGCCAGCGCATTGCAATATATAAAATATGCGTTCATGCTGTTTGCGTCAAGGGCTTTCTTCAAAGCCTTGCCGCCCTCTGCAATGATTTCTTTATCAATTCCCGCTTTTTCAAGAGCCTTCTTCGCCTTTATCAACTCTGCCTCAGATTCAGCAAGCTGGCGGTCAAGAAAGTCCTCGCAAGCTCCGACTGCAAGCTGCTTTGACTCAGCCCAGCGGATCCCGTCATAGCGCATATAGTCGGTGGCGTCCGTATATACGAGTTCACCGTTATATTCTTTTGCCAGAATTTTTGCTTGTCCGATATCAGAGAAATCCTCCGGACACAGACCGAAATCTGCGTTATACTGTTCAGGCAAAACATAGTCGGGCTGTGTTTTTACCTTGCTATAGAATTTCTTTGCACTGCGCCAGATGGTCGAGAGTTCAGCGTCATCAAGAGGAGGTACGCATTTTGCCGCTTCATCAATAAAAGACTGGCGCGCTTTATCTGTATCACCATATTTCTTGAGAACTCTTCCGGCAAAGCGGGATAAAGTAGCATTGCGGCTGCCTTCATGTATAGTGGTATCACCGAACTGCGCCTGCGGCATATCTTTGTCAAACACATCATCGTATGAATAAACTTTCAGTAAATCAGTAAGATTCATAAATCCGGGATAGATTTCAACATCTGTATCCGCTGTTCCGAAAAAGAATCTGGCCGCATCAAGCGCCTGAGTGTCGAAATACGGAAACAGCGAATTTACCTGCTTTTTCATTTCGCTGTATATTGCCGGGTCGCTGACATAATCAATCGGGAAAAGCACATGGAATTTAGGTCTTGCAGCCTTTCCTTTCTTCGCTTTGTTATTTGAACGACTGTAATGAACGGCGAATGAAACACCGGGAAAAGCGTTTGCTACATCTTCGGGAGTCACCCAGTCTTCCGGATTTTCTGAATGGTCGTTATCACAGTCCACAGGCAGGCAATCGCTGCCGATGAAGTTGCTGTTGCTGCGATAACTGTTTTTATACTCGGCGCAAACATAATCGGTCAGGACAGCGGCTTTCAGACTGCTGTCGTCCGTGACATGATGAATGTAGGGGTATAAGCAATTTGATGGAATTCCTGCTGTGTCTGCGCTGTAAATCGTGAACATCAGTCATTTACCTCCTTGATTTCTTCCGTGAAATATCTGATACGGATTTTTCGCTGCTTAGCTTTTTCGATTTCTTCAGACATTCCCGTGGTTATTGTTCTGCCGAATACCCACAGTTCCCTGCACTTGGTAAGAAGAACGTAATTCATGAACATTGCTGTTTCTCTTTCGTTTTCCTCATTCATAAACTGCGGAAACAAAAGGTGCGGAGCAAGGGGTATGCACCCTTTGTCTACTGCGTATCTGCAATAGCGTCGGGCATTCGCTGTATTCAGCCTGATGTTGCCCGAGTAAGGCGAACAGATATACACCACAGGCTTGAAGTGCATTCCCTTTTCCGCCTTTATAGCGGCTGTAAGCCCTGCGTATGCGGTAGGGTCGGGATAGCGTTCGGGGTTATAGTAGCTTACATCACTCATTAAGTCACACCTCCCGCAACTGCCGTCAGCAGTCCGTTTACGAAGTTTCCGTAATCCTCCCGCCCGAGTTCCTGTATATCACTGATGTTATAATCGCTGTAGGTTGAGCGAACCTGTCTTGTGAAACCGAGTTTGCACAAGGATAAGGTCAGAGCCACGACATCATTAAGCGTCGGGTGGTGTCTGCTGAACTGCTCCTTTGTGCATTCGGGGCATATTACCTTTGCCGACAGCGGGTGGTCTTTCTTGGCTCTGAACAGTTCGTTCAAGGGAACGGGGACTTCCTTTCCGCATTTGCAGCAGACAGAGAAGGTGTTTCCTTCAAGAACGGGATTTTCCCTGTTGTTGTTTTTTGTGTAAATCATTTTTCTCCTCCAAAAAAATTTTGATTCGGTTTATTGCCTTCACCTACTAACGGACAGGCAAAAGCAAAAACCGAACCAGCATTCAATCTTTTTTATAAAAAACACACTCATACCCGTCAGCTCGCAACGGAAGTCCCGCTGACCACGGTGGAGTTCTTCCCATCATCTCGCAGATTTCAGATACATTCGTATCTGTCGGACATTCGATAATAAGTTCATCATGAACATGACCGCAGATACGATAATTCCGCAGCGTTCGCATAGCATAGCAGAGAATATCCCGGCTGACCGCCTGAACGATATTCTCCACGAACTTAGGACCGTAGCTTTCGATGCGCTCCCATTTCTTCGTTGCACCAACGCCCTCATAAGTGACGGATTCGCCGCCGAACTTATTCTCACCGATACGGGGCTTGACGTATGACAGCCGTCTGCCGCTCGGCAGCGTGATAAACAGCATTCCGCTCTGATATTCAAACTGAATGCCATGTGTGTCTGCGCGAAGCCTTTGTCGTATTGTATCCTTCACGCAGCGGTCGACTTCCCACCAGAACCGAACTATATTCGGGTTGGAACTGCGCCACATATCCACCAGCGGCTGTAACTCATCCTCCGACAACCCCATCTCCAATGCGCCCATAGCTTTCAGAGCGCCGACCGAACCGCCATAACCGAGCGCCAACTCTGCGATTTTGCCTTTCTGTCGCAGATGACCGTTCACACCATGCTTTTCAACAGGAACACGGAACATCTGACTTGCGGACGCACAATAGATATCTCCGCCACTTTTGAAAACATCAAGCCGCCAATTCTCACAAGCAAACCAGGACAGAACTCTTGCTTCAATAGCCGAAAAGTCAGACACCACAAATTTCATTCCCGATTTCGGAACAAATGCCGTGCGGATAAGTTGGGAAAGCGTGTCCGGAATATCGTCATACAGCAGTTCCATGGCTTCGTAGTTGCCGCTTTCCACAAGCTCCCGAGCCTGTTCAAGGTCGGGGATATGGTTCTGCGGGAGGTTTTGCAACTGTATGAGCCGCCCCGCCCACCGACCACTGCGGTTTGCGCCGTAAAACTGAAACATTCCGTGTGCTCGACCGTCAGCGCAGACAGCATTCTTCATTGCCTGATATTTCTTGACCGAGGATTTTGCAAGCTGCTGACGGAGTTCCAGAACCTCCGCAAGCTGCGGCGGTACGGTTTTCAGCATTGACGCTACCTCCTTTTTGCCAAGGCTGTCAACCTCCAAGCCGTTCTCGGAGAGCCATTGTTTCATCTGTTGAACGGAGTTAGGATTGTCAAGCGAGGTAAGTTCCTGCATTTTCGCCGAGAGCAGTGACTTTGAACGTTCGTCAAATGCGATTGCGTTCTCCACAACCGTCATATCAAGCGCAATTCCACGGTCGTTTATCTGCTGGTCGAGAGTGTATTCTTCCCAAACAAAATCCGGCACGGGGAACTTCCGCAGCTTGTCCTGTATCGACATTTCAACCTCGACATCGCGCTTGTTGTAAGCCTTGAACTGAGCCCATTTCTCCGGAGCGTGTTCGGGAAGATTTCTCGTTCTGAAGCCGTTCGCTTTGGTAGGAGTACACGGTACGCAGAAATACTTGATGAGTTCCTTGCCCTCTTTCAGCTTCTGTTCCGGCAATCCGAGAACGGCTCCTGCGCCGGCAAGCGACAGCGGAAGTCCCATGTATGCCGACCATATCATAGAACATCTCCACGACTGCGGGTCTAGATACTCTCCGGACGGCAAACCGAGATATTTTGACAGACACACTCTTTCAAAGGTTGCGTTGAATGCCCATTTGATAACGCTGGTATCGGTCAGGGCAGTGAGAATTTCTGCGGGAATTTTCTCGCCCTGTGCAAGGTCGTACACCACAACATCGCCGCCGTTCACTGAAACTCCGAACAGCAGTATCTCGAATGCGGGTGATTCAACATATCTGTACACACCACATTTTGCGAGGTCAACATCGCTGAATGTTTCAAGGTCGATTGACAGTGTTTTTATTTTTTCCATAGTTCACCTCAAAAATGGGCGGTAAAGCTAGTCTACCGCCCGAATGATTGTCAGATACACAGCAGTCTGAATGTTTCCTTGCCCTTAGGAGTAATAAGGGTCTGTGTGTCCATGTATCCCGTCTTGTCGTTGACGAACTCCTTCATTTCAAACAAACCGCTGTCAACGTATGTAGCATACGGTCTGAGTTTGCCTTTCTTGGTGCGGAAAAGATAACCCTTGTCAAGCAGGAAACGCACAAAATCGTTCTGCCTTATGCCGAGTTCCTTTGCTGTGTCACGAATGCCTGTGAGCAGGTTTCTGTCGACGAGCATATCGAAATAATCTGCTTTCGGCTGCATGATTTGATTGGAAACGGTAAGCTGTGCGTTTTTCGCCTTTTCAGTTTTCAGTCTGGTAGCCAGTTCAATGAGAAAATCCGGTGAAGTAAGCGCCTGTTCCAGAACATCTTCCGTTAGATACGCACCGTGCTTGCGGATAGAGGGCAGAACCTCATCAAACACCCACCTCTCAAAGCGTTCTGCACCGGGAAGCTTGCTGTGTGCGATAAGGCGGTAAACATCACCTTCCGTGATGAACTTAGTATTCTGAACCCCTCCGGCAGAAGGGGTCGGTAAAACGCAGACCCCTTTGCAATGAGCCGAAATGGCATCTGCAGGTCTTGCGTAACCAAGCGCCCTTGCGACATCGGAGCCACAGAAAAGTATCCCGCTGTCATTCTGAATTGTACGGATTTCTCCGAATTCCGAGTTGTTAAAAGTTGAAATATCCATAAAAACCTCCATAATAAACCTACCCACCCGCCCGACAGTAAGACTGCCAATATTACTTGTGATTAGTCTTGCGGTGACGCGTGATTACCTCTATCAGTGAGCCAATCGTGGAGATGAGATTGCCAATGACCGCTCCCACCGAAATTCCGAAGCAAGCGGCAAGCATAATGCTTTCAAACTCTGTCATGTTGCACCTCACGAAAGGAAATCATCGTCATCATCTGTTGCAAAATCGTCCTCGGCGCGGGTCCTGCCACCAAGCGGCTCACCGTTGCGGAGCTTCTGCAGGTTATTCAGACCGCAGGCGATTCCCTTATTGCCGTTGGAGTTAAATGCATAAAATGAGATTGACGCTCTGCCGTAAACGCCGCTGTAAACCTCGCTGCGCTCCAGAATGGGATTGCAGTTAGCGTCCACGATACCGGGAGCGGTTGCAGAGTTAGCGTTGATGAAATAGCTGTTTGCATAGGCTTCATCGTCGGGGCGCTCGGTGTCGCCGTTGCGCAGCGGATTCTTGATAGCGGAAAGCGCAGGAACGGAGCGGCCGTTGCCCTTGAGCTTGCTCTCACCCTCCTTGTAAGCCGCCTCGATTGCCGCCTTGATTTTCTCTACCGTCCTTGTGTCGGACTTCGGAATAATAAGGCTCACGCTGAACTTCGGAGCGCCGCCATTGATGGACTTTGCTTCCCAGACGTTTGCGTAGCTGAATCTTGTGTTGGGTCCTGTGATTACCTTTGTGGGATTGGTGTACTTCATATTACTTTACCTCCATAAAATCTTCTTGTGCAGTATTTACTGCCGGGCGCTTGTCCGACATGGGTACTAGGGTTGGCTTGCCCTGCGGCTTTTCTACAAGCGTACCGAGTAATTCGTTGAACTTTTTCTTACCTAGCAGAGCGGTCATTGCTGTGATACCGAGAACGCTATGTTCATACGGGTCAAATCCTGCGGATTTGACGGCTTCAACAACTGCGTTCTCGTCTGTGTACTTGCGGTTGGAACGTCCCTCGACTACCTTGAAACCATCATATGAAACACCGCTGAGTGCCTGGCGCAGAGCATACTCTTTGATGTCCGTCACCCAGGATACAAGCTCGTCCGCTTTTGCGAGGATAGCGGCGATTTCGATATCATCAAGGGTTGCAGGCGGCTCAAAGTCATATCTGGCAAGTTCGAGATTGTATTCAGCACGTTTTCTGCAAGTTGTCTTAGCCTTGCAGAAACGGCAGTGCTCACCAGCCTTAAAATTTCCCTCTCCGTTCCACGCCTGTTTCGCAGCGGGAACGAGCACCTCATCAGCCCATTTCAACAGTTCGTCAATGGAAATCTCCCAAGTGTCGCTGTGGCTGAGTCTTGGCTGGAAAATGCTCATTCGTACCGTGATGATGTCGTATAGACACGAGAACATCTCAAAAGCACCGAGTGCATAAATGCGAAGCTGGTCATTACCTACAGCTTCAACCTTGATGCCTGTTCCGTACTTAAGGTCGCAGATGTGAAGAACTCCATCAGAAATAATAAGAGCATCACAAGTACCGAAGCATTCAGGGACATACTTCGAGCAATCGACCCGCTGTTCTACAAAAGCAGAAGGATTCTCGAGGACGCTCATCTGCTCGTCCACAAACGCTACATAATCATCGGTGTACTCGTCCATTAAGGCATCTTCACACTTAATGGGGTTCTCTGCATAGCCAAGATGAGATTTGAGTTTTCCCTCTGCAATGCTGTGCGCAAGAGTCCCTTCATCGGCATATGCAGATGGCTTGTCCTCCATAAGCTCGGTAAGTCTTACACTGGGCGGACATTCAAGCCACCTATGGCTTGCGGAAGGGGAAAGAAGTGCGTGGCTCATTCCAAAGACCTCGCTTCTTCCAAAATTGCCGGGTACTCGGTTGCCGGAACTTCAGAGATTTTCTTGTACCCGTGGCGGAGTAGCATTGCCTGGATTTCCTGTGTATGCCCGTTTCTCGCAAGGCCTGCAAGATACGCGCGTACTTCTTCCAGCGTAGGCGGCTTTTCTTCGGGTTCGGGTGTTGGCTTGGATTCTTTCTTGGGAGCGACTTCGTTAGCACCGCTGTACAGCTCTCTGATTTCGTTAATGCACGAAACGAGCGCCTGAGCATGTTCTTCGGCTTCCTTCAGAATGGAATCCAACTTTGACATTTTGCTCATTGATTTACCTCCGTTCGTTTTATTAGGGTTGTGTACCCTTGTCGGCGATTATCGCCTTCACCTCTTACCGGACAGGCTAAATAAAAAACCGAACCGTTTTTTCAGAGATTTTCAAAAAAATTTTTAATCTCTTCATTCTCCAGAAGAATAGCACGGAGTTTTTTTATGCGCTTACGGATTGCTGCGTCTGTTACACCGCACCGGGCAGCAATAGAGCACTGCTTTTCTTTGTGAATAAGCGCTTTGCACAAGTCTTTTAATTCGTCCGGGAGTTCCGAAATTGCCTTATGTATCGCGTTCAGCTCTGCTTTCATGATTGCGGTATCCTCAACAGAATTGTTCTGGTCGGGGATATCGAGGGAAATGCCGCCATCGGTTATGTACGCATCTATTTCCGTGTTGCGTTCCCGATTTCTTGCGATAAGACGCTCCTGCGCCTTGAGGTCGGCTGCGTTATCTTTACCAAGCCGCTCACCGAGTTCGTTGCGGGGCAGGCGAACAGCCATGTACCGGTCGGGAGAATAATACCACCGTTGCTTGTAGGGACAATCCTCGGGTGCAGGCTCGATGGAGAAGCACTCCTGCCTTGTGCAGATGATACTGCTGCCGTCTGACAGCATTATGCGGTATTCCTGGTAGCTGAGCTTCTGATAGTTTTTCATAAAAAACCTCCGTTGTCGATAGTTCGAAACGGAGGTCGTCACAGCTGCAAAAGGGCACAACAAAAGCACCGCAGTCCCAGGAGAATAATCTCCGTTTTGGATTGCAGCCGACCTACCCACTAGGCAGCTGATTTATTCTGTTGTCCGTCATTGCCGTTGGGTCACGGGGATCAATCCGTGCGGCAATAACGGTTTAAAACGACTATTTTAGAGTTGTGTCTAAAAAAGTCGGCATGGGGTATTGTAGCTTAAAAGAAACTGCAATTTACTGCAAATATGAATTGGCATACACAACCATGATACCATTGAATTAACTGCAAAAAACTGCAAAGCATAGAAAAACAAAAAGGGGTTATGCAGCACACGTTGTGCCGCATAACCCCAATTGGTTCTTCAATACTCCCGATTGAGCATTGGCTTAATATTAAATTTGTTTGCTCTTCTTAACAGCGTAGACGGAAAGTGTGCCGTCCTTTGTCTGCCTAACTTCAGCATTATCGCCTTTTCGAGTAATCTGCTTTATGGCGTTCAAAACTCTCATGTCACTGGAACTGATGCTCGTAGCATTATGTGACTGTCTGTTTGCGATATTTTCTGTCATTCCCAATCCTCCTTAAAATGGGTAGTCATCTGTGCCTGAATCATCTGATATATCATCGTTCATAAAGGCATCAATCGCACACCTAAAAGAGTTTGATAGCTGTGGATGCCTTAAAACTTCATGAACTGTATTGTAAAGGTCTATTAAGAGGTCAGCTAAAAATTGGTCGTTTTGTGTTCCACATAAACACTGTCCTCCTGAATTGTCCATCATCCATGCTTCGAGAGCAGTTGCATCAGAATCATTTACTTGATGCACAATTTTTACGATATTCATCAGATATAATCTAACCCCATTTTTCAGCCTAACATTGTAGCAATCTCCGTTTATTACAGTCTGGTTGCCAAATGTTTTGGAAACAAAAACCGTTTTATCGACTTGATCCGGATAATCTGTTTCAGAGGGAACGTAGCAGGTTTCGTAACTAAACAGAGGATGATGAACAAAGCCATTTATATCAGGTTCCAACTGATTTAAATACTCCTTGGACTCTCTCTCCCATAGTATTTTATCTGCTGATGTGTCGGCTTTCAATTTCTCAAAGAAAGATACTAAATATCTCTCAGTTGGTGTTAACTCGGAAAGTGGTATTTTCATAATTGTATCAATGCTGGTGTTCAAGATTTCTGAAACACGGAACAAAAAATCTATTCCTGGTTTCGAATTTGAGTCCTTACTGTTTCTCGAAATATATCCAGCACTCACACCTGCTTGTGTTTCAACTTCTCCAACTTTTTTCCCTTGTTCCTTGATTAGGTAGGAAATATTATCAAATATCAGCTTTGAATTGAAATTATCGTTCATTTTGTAAGCCTCCTTTATCGCCGCAACTATATTATATCACAGTTTTACCTATCTGTCAATATGCTTTTGTAGATTTACCTATACGTTAATCGTTGATAGACACATCTACAAATAAGTCAAGCATTTATAAAATGATATTTGACTTTATTAAAAGCGGCTCTGCTGGTTACTGTTTAGCAATCAACTCAGCAGCTACAAGAATACGATATATTGAACAATTAGGAAAAGCGTTACATGCCGAAATACACTTGCTGAAATTTGTTTTTTTCTTAACAAATTTGAGAATTATATTGTATTTAGGCGAGATTGATGTTATAATAAATGTGGATTAGTTTGTTATATCTGTTACAAAGCTTGCTAAAGACAAATATGTACGGTTGGAGGTCTTTGTGAAAATCTGCTGTGCATTGAATGTCGGCATTGGCGATATCATGGAAGTTACCAAGGGAGATTAAAGTCATAAATAAATTGAGTTTGTTTTTAGTAAAAGTCCGCAGCCGTGCTGCGCTCTTTTACCCCCATTAACTTCCGATAATTTCAAGTTATCGGAAGCAACTGAAGGAGGCATTGGCATGGGCGACCTTATGAAGAAACATGAAATGACTGAGGAGGACATCAAACTTCAGTTCATTACCCCGGCCATTGAGGACGCTGGCTGGGACAAGCAGAAGCAGATTCGCATGGAGTACAACTTCACGGACGGTCGTGTCATCGTCCGCGGAAATGTCACCGCCAGAGGAAAGAGAAAGCGCACAGACTATTTGTTGTACTACAAGCCAAATATCCCGCTTGCCATCGTCGAGGCAAAGGATAACAATCACAGCGTTGGTGCTGGGATGCAGCAGGCCATCGAATACGCCGAAGTGCTGGACATTCCGTTTGTGTACAGCTCGAATGGTGACGGTTTTCTGGAACACGATATGAAGACCGGGAAAGAGCGTGAACTGACGCTTGAACAGTTTCCCTCTCCGCAGGATCTCTGGCAGCGTCATATCGGCGACGAACACTTCACGCCGGAGCAGGAGCAACTCATCACCGAGCCGTACTATTTTCAGCCGGGCGATAAGACTCCTCGCTATTATCAGCGTATCGCTATCAACCGCACCGTTGATGCAGTAGCCCGTGGTCAAGACCGTATCCTCCTCGTTATGGCGACCGGCACCGGCAAGACCTATACCGCTTTCCAAATCATCCACCGCCTTTGGAAATCCGGCCGAAAGAAAAAGATCCTATTTCTTGCTGACCGCAACATTCTCGTTGATCAAACTATGCAACAGGACTTCAAGCCATTTGCAAAGGTCATGACGAAAATTGAGGGCAAAAAGCTGGATAGCTCCTACGAGCTGTATCTGTCCCTCTATCAACAGTTGGCCGGAGATGAAAACGAAGAACCGTTCCGTGCATTCCAGCCGGATTTCTTCGACCTCATCGTCATTGACGAGTGTCACCGCGGCAGCGCCAAGGAAGACTCCCGTTGGCGCAGGATACTCGAATATTTCCACAGTGCCACACAGATCGGTATGACCGCCACGCCGAAGGAAACGAAAGAGGTATCCAATATATCTTACTTCGGAGAACCCATTTATACATACAGTCTAAAACAAGGTATCGACGACGGCTTCCTTGCTCCGTACAAAGTTCTACGCGTCGGTCTGGACAAAGACCTGGAAGGTTGGCGTCCAACGGCAGGACAGCACGACATCTACGGGTACGAGATTGAAGATCGGGAGTACAATACCAAGGACTACGACAAAAACCTCATCATCGATGAGCGAACCACTGCCGTGGCAAAGCGAATCACTCGCTTTTTGAAAGAGAACGGCCGCTTTGCCAAGACCATCGTTTTCTGCGTGGACATCGACCATGCAGAACGGATGCGTCAGGCACTCGTGAATGAGAACAGCGATCTTGTGGCAGAGAATGCAAAGTATGTCATGCGTATCACCGGCGACAACGCCGAGGGCAAAGCGCAGCTCGACTACTTCATCGCCGAGGATAGTAAATACCCAGTAATCGTTACAACCTCCAAACTGATGACGACTGGGGTGGACTGCAAAACGTGCCGGCTAATCGTTCTGGACAACAACATAAACTCCATGACCGAGTTCAAGCAGATCATCGGTCGTGGTACACGGCTCAAGCCCGACTACGGCAAAGAATACTTCACCATCATGGATTTCCGCAACGCCTGCCGACTTTTCGCAGACCCGGAATTCGATGGCGACCCCATCTCTATCATTGATGATGGCGATGATCCCGGCGAAGAGCCGCCCATCGATCCGCCGAAGCCGCCCACTCCAACTCCCGGTCCCGGTGGGGACATCAACGACCCGCCCGAAAAGAAGCACAAATTCCGGGTGCGTGGTGTCGAGGTCACGATTCTGAATGAGCGTGTCCAATACTACGACAAAGGCGGTAAGCTCATCACGGAAAGTGTGACGGACTACTCCAAGAAGAACATCCTCGGCGAGTATGCCACCCTGGATTCCTTCCTCCGTGCCTGGAACTCCGAGGAGAAGAAGCAAGCCATAATCGACGAACTGCAGGAGCGCGGCGTCCTTCTGGAAGCGCTGCGGCAAATCGCCGGGAATAAGGATATTGACGATTTCGACCTCATCTGCCACATCGCTTACGATAAGGCACCGCTGACAAAGGCAGAACGGGCGAACAATGTCCGCAAGCGTGGATACCTCTACAAGTATTCCGGCTTGGCACAGGAAGTTTTGAGTGCGCTACTGGACAAATACATGAACGAGGGTATTCAGGACATTGAGAACCTCGAAATCCTGTCCAATGACCCGTTCCGTAAATTCGGCACACCCATGAAGATTGCAAAGCTGTTCGGCGGCAAAAACGGATACATTCAAGCCATCCGTGATTTGCAGAAGGAAATCTACGCTGCGTAAGGAGAATATAAGATATGAGTTTAAATAACCTGGTAAAACGACTGCAGGACATCATGCGGAATGACGCAGGCATCAACGGCGATGCCCAGCGTATCGAGCAGATGGTTTGGATTCTCTTTTTGAAGGTGTATGACGCCAAGGAAGAGATCTGGGAGTTTTACGATGAAAATTACACCTCCATCATCCCGGAGGAGTTGCGCTGGCGTAATTGGGCTGTTGACCACAAGGACGGCAAGGCGCTCACCGGCGATACGCTTCTGGATTTCGTGAACGGAAAACTATTTCCGATGCTCAAAGCCATCGAAATTGATGAGAATACCCCCATGAGCCAGATTATTGTCCGCACGGCTTTCGAGGACAACAACAACTACATGAAAGACGGCATCCTACTCCGCCAGGTTATCAATGTCATTGACGAGATTGACTTTGAGGAGTACGAGGACCGTCACGCCTTCGGCGAGATCTACGAAACGATTCTTCGCAGCCTGCAGAGCGCTGGTAACTCCGGTGAATTCTACACTCCCCGCGCTGTCACGGACTTCATGGTGCAGATGATCAAGCCCAAACTCGGGGAGTCTATTGCGGACTTCGCTTGCGGCACCGGCGGTTTCCTTACTTCTGCGCTGAAGGTACTGGATGCCCAGGTGCAGAGCGTCGAGGACAGAACAGTTTACAACAACTCCATCTACGGCATCGAAAAGAAGGCGCTGCCGTTCCTTCTGTGTGCCACAAATATGCTGCTCCACGACATCGATAACCCTCGCATCATTCACGGCAACAGCTTGGAAAAGAATGTGCGTGAGTACAAGGAGAGTGACCGCTTCGATGTCATTCTGATGAATCCTCCTTACGGCGGCAATGAAAAGGAGGGCGTAAAGCAGAATTTCCCGGCCGACCTTCGCAGCAGCGAAACCGCTGATCTCTTTATGTCAGTCATCATGTATCGGCTGAAGCAGAATGGGCGCTGCGCCATCATTCTGCCGGACGGTTTCCTGTTCGGTACGGATAATGCTAAAATGGCAATCAAGGAAAAGCTGCTGTCCGAGTTCAACCTCCACACGGTCATCCGTATGCCGCACAGCGTTTTTGCGCCGTACACCTCTATCACGACAAACATCCTTTTCTTCGACCGGACACATCCCACGACCGAAACTTGGTTCTATCGCTTGGATATGCCGGAAGGATATAAGAACTTCTCCAAGACAAAGCCCATGAAGCTGGAGCACTTTGCCCCGGCTGTTGAGTGGTGGGACAACCGTGAGGAGATCACCATCGACGGCTTTGACAAAGCGAAGAAGTATACCGTTGAGGAACTGAAAGCACGAAGCTATAACATCGACCTCTGCGGCTATCCTCACGAAGAGGAGGAGATCCTGCCGCCGAAGGAACTGATTCAGCAGTACCAGGAGAAGCGGGCTAGCTTGAACGCTGACATTGACCGCATCCTTGCCCAGATTATCGATATCCTTGGCATTGACATTACGGAGGAGGGTAACGAATGACTGCGCAGCAACTGAAAAACTCCATTCTCCAGATGGCTGTTCAGGGCAAGCTCGTGCCGCAGGACCCGAATGACGAGCCCGCCAGCGTTCTGCTGGAACGCATCCGTGCGGAGAAAGAACGGCTCATCAAAGAGAAGAAAATTAAGCGGGAAAAGAACCCATCTTTTATCTTCAAAGGTACCGATAATACTCCTTATGAGAAAATAGGCGATGAAGTGCACCCTTTAGACACTCCCTTTGATATTCCTGAAAGCTGGGAGTGGGTTCGCCATAACGATTTGTTTGAGATTTCTGGTGGGTCACAGCCGCCAAAATCGAAATTCATTAGTGAAGCAAGAGACGGATACATACGGTTATACCAAATACGGGATTATGGCAACAACCCAGTTCCCGTCTACATACCCATTAGCGCTGCGTCGAAGATTTCGCACAAAGGTGATATCCTCCTTGCACGGTATGGTGCATCCCTCGGTAAAGTCTTTTGGGCCGAGGATGGTGCATACAATGTTGCTATGGCCCGTGTCATTCCTCTATATGAAACTGAGCTAATTTCAAAGGAATTTTTGTTTCTGTTCTATCAGAGCAGTTTATATCAGTCGGTTATCCATGCAAATTCACGGAGTGCTCAAGCCGGATTCAATAAAGAGGATCTCAGCAGTCTGCTCTTTCCGCTTCCACCACGCAGTGAACAAGAGCGAATTGTGTGTGCATACGAAAAACTGCAACCCTTCTTAAATGCATACGATGACGCAGCGCACTCGCTTGCCACTATGAATAAAGACTTTCCAGAAGCCCTCAAAAAGTCGATTTTGCAGGAGGCAGTCCAGGGCAAGCTGGTACCGCAAGACCCGTCAGACGAGCCCGCAGCGGTTCTACTGGAGCGTATCCGGGCGGAAAAGCAGCGGCTCATCAAGGAAGGCAAAATCAAAAAGGACAAGCACGAATCCATTATTTTCAGACGGGATAATTCTCATTATGAAAAGCGTGGCTCAGAAGAAGTTTGTATCGACGAAGAGATACCGTTTGAAATACCCAGCGGATGGAGTTGGTGCCGGGCTTCCAGTTTAGGAACAATGGTCAGAGGACGTGGCATCAAACGAACAGAAACTGTTGCCCAAGGGTGCCCGTGCATTCGATACGGGGAGATATACACCACCTATGAAATCTCCTTTGATGCAGCAGTTTCCTTTGTCCCTGAATCGCTCGATAAGGATTGCTTGCATTTTTCCTCCGGCGATATAGTATTCACACTGACAGGTGAGAACAAAGTGGATATTGCAAAAACGGTGGCGTTTCTCGGAGATGGACAAATTGCGGCAGGTGGCGATTTAGCTTTCTGGACGCATCATGGAATGAATCCACTGTATCTGGTGTACTACATGGCATCGCCGTATTGCATTGAGCTTAAGCGCAGGACAGCTACAGGCGATATTATCGTACACATTTCGACTTCAAAAGTCGGCGATTTCCTTGTTCCCGTTCCTCCGCTTAAAGAGCAGAACCGAATTGTATCGGCAATTGAAAGGCTTTTTGCTGTGGCTTCAACTTTGTAAAGTTCTCATTATGAGAAGTTGGACGGCGTGGAGCGCTGTATCGACGATGAACTGCCGTTTGAAATACCTGAAACGTGGGAGTGGGTACGGCTTGGGACTGTTTTTCAGCACAACACAGGGAAAGCCTTAAACGCCTCAAATCGGGACGGTGAAAAGCTCACCTATATCACGACCTCCAACTTATACTGGGATCGTTTTGTTTTGGATAACCTCAAAACCATGCCATTTACGGATTCGGAAGTCGATAAATGTACAGTGCAACAGGGCGATCTCTTAGTTTGTGAGGGCGGGGATATCGGTCGTGCGGCTATCTGGGAAAGCGGTGAACCCATGCGTATTCAGAATCACATCCACAGGCTGCGAGCTTATGTGCCTGTCTGTACTCGGTTCTTTTACTACCTCTTTTACCTTTACAAAGGCGCAGGCTGGATTGGCGGAAAAGGCATTGCTATTCAGGGCTTATCCTCCAATGCAATCCATAATCTTCTGTTCCCGTTACCACCACTCCACGAACAGGAACGCATTGTCAGCTCTATCGATACGGCACTCAGCATAGTGCAGGAATTATAAAACAACTAGGCATACGCCAAAGCAGTGCGTATGCCTGGTTTCTTTTTACCAGTCTATGACCTCATCAACGATGGCTCGTTGTTCGGTCGAGGTTTTGCGGAGATAAATGCGGGTGGTTTCGATACTTTCGTGCCCCATAAGGTCGGCGAGGAAAGCAATGTCGTTGCAGCGCTCCAAGAAGCTCTTTGCGAACCGGTGACGGAAGGAATGCGGGTATACTACCACCGGATCGATACCATACCGGACTGCCAGCTTTTTTAACTGTCCGGAGATACCTCTGGTGGTGATTCTGTCCCCGTATTTGTTCAAAAAAATGAAACCGCTTTCTTGGTGCTTATCGTTCAGCCAGGAAAGGGCTTCATTTTGCAGAGCTTTTGGTATGTATATTCGTCGGAGCTTTCCGCCCTTCGAGAATAAATCCAAATGGCCCAGCTTGATGTGTTCCACCTTGATCTGTATGAGCTCACTGACCCGTGCGCCGGTTGCAGCCAGAAAGCGTATTACAAAGTACCAGAACAGCTCGTCATCCCGCTTGAGGCAGGTTTTGAAATACTCATAATCTGCTTCACTTATGACATTTTCCAGAAAGGCTTTCTGCTGCACTCGTACAAACGGCATTTTCCAGCCCTCTTTGCCGATGCTCTCCAAGTAGCAGTTGATTGCCCGCAGACGAAGATTGACGGTCTTGGGCTTGTAGTTTTCTATCAACCACACCTTGTATGACCGCAAGTTCTTTTTCGTGATACCATCGTACTGCGAGTTGTATTGCCGAATGGCAAAAAGGTACGAGGATATCGTGTTTTCCGAGAGGTTTGTGCCTCTCAAGTGTCTTTCGAATTCTTTTATCATAGTGAAAGACCTCCTTTCACTATGATATTATACCATGCTCCTTTTACATCCCTTTGACCAGCGGGAGCAATTCCTCAATTCTCTGGACAATGCGGTGCTGTTCATTTAAAGGCGGCAATGGAAAGAGCAGGTGCAGGACGCTTGTGCGGTCGATGCCAGGGATCACGCCTTGTCCCTTTGTTTTAAGGAGGTCAAAACTCGAATCCAAAAATAATTTTATATACAGCATATCGAGCAAGTTGAATTTTTGCACCGCCATAATTTGCCGGGCAATATGCGCTTGCTCAATATTGCAAATAACAGTTTTGCCATACCCAGATCCTTTACAAACAAGCAAAATGTCGCCTGCATGTGTGATTTGTCGCGGTGTTTCAGTCCAACGATTCACATGTATTTGTGAATCAACGATATTACTTGCCCCAGTTATGTAGGCGATACCTTTTCCGGCACTGTTATACTCGTCTGGCGCAAAATCTGTTCCGGACAGCAGTGTAATTGCAGTTCCAAACCGAACCCAGCACCAGTTTTCGGGTATCTCAAACGGTAGTTCATCGTCGATACAGCGCTCCACACCGTCCAACTTCTCATAATGAGAACTTTACAAAGTTGAAGCCACAGCAAAAAGCCTTTCAATTGCCGATACAATTCG